ACGATGTCGGTGAGTTCGCGATCGCCGATGTAGACGTGCACCTCGGGCGGGCCCATCATGGCCGCGGTGTCGCCGGCGGAATGGACATACCCGCCGGTGCGGCCGGCGGTGATCGCCTCGATGCCGTTCTCACCGGTCAGATACGTGCGGCCCGGGGTCATGTGCCCGCCGGAGGCCAGCCGGCCGATGTCTGGGGTCGACAGGGTGTAGCCGCTGATCGAGCCGAGCCCGGGTACGTTGATGCTCGGCAGGGTGAAGCTGAGCGCGTTCCACTTGTCGATCACCCAGTTGATGGCGTTGCGGAACGAGTCCTTGATGCCGTTCCACAGCCCTGCCGCGGCCCTGCCGACACGGGCCGGCAGTGCGGCCACGTAATCGACGACCTGATTGAACTTGGCCACCAGCCAGTCTTTCGCGGCGCCGAGCCACCCTTTCACTGTCTCGAAAAGGCCGTACCAGAACCCGAAATAGGCAGATACTTTCGCCCACACCCATTGAGCCCCGGCGACAATCTTGTTCCACACCATGACGAAGAAATTGGCGAACGGCCCGGCGAACCACGCACCGACCGCTTTGAAGAAGCCCCACACCGCCGCCCAGATGGTCTGGAAGAAGCGGGTCTTGGTCGCGATCAGGACGATGATCGCGATCAGCGCGGCGATCGCGATGACGATCAGCGCGATGGGGTTGATCGACATCACCACGTTCAGGATGGTCTGCACGGCAATCCACGCCTTGATGGCCAGCACGATCCCACCGAAGATCGCGACGAGTGGTCCCAGGACCTCGATCCACGCGCGGATGGTGTCGGCGTTGGTCGCCGCCCACGTCGAAAACTCGGTGATCTTGGTGACCAACTGGCCGATCCATGTGCCGATCTGGGGCAGGAAACCGACCAGCTTCTCCAGGATCGGGGCGCTCTTCGCGGCGCCGGCGGCAATACCCGGTAGCGCGTTCTCGGCCATTTGCGCCAGCGCCGGGGCGAGCTTGTCGATAACCGGCGCCAGTTGTCTGCCGATGGCGTTGATCGTCGGCTGCATGCGTTTGAGTGCGTCACCGAACGTTTTCGCCGCGCGGATCAGCGGCCCACGGAATGGTGCGGAGAAGTCTTTCAGCGCGGACTGGGCCTGAGCGCCGAGCCCGCCGAACGCTTTCTTGACACCGGGGTCGCTGGCGGCGCCGGCGATGCCGGCGGCGAGGAATCCACCGCCGAGCGCCAGCACGACGCCGGCGGCCAGCGCCGAGGCGAGCGCGGCGCCCATGATGCCGCCGATCACCGCGCCGGAGATCGCGGCCGCGACGCTGGCCATCTTGCCGGCCAGAGCGACGCCCTTGGACACGCGCGCCCGCCACCGGGTGACGGTGCCCTCGCTCGCCTTGGCTGCCCGGTCCAGCCCGGACTTGTCGCCGTCGAATCGAACCTTGATCGTCTTGGATCCTGCCACTGAGGTCACCTCCTCCGTCGTGTGTCAGCCGCCGTCGACGACCGTGCGTTGTCCGCCGCTGCGGCGGCTGGCTTTCTCCTGCTCGGCGAGCACGTCGTAGGCGGTCGTTATCGCCTGCTCGCCCATCCCCGCCCACACTTCGGGTGTGATGCCGGAGTGCAGCGCGAGTGCGATCAACGTCCGGCTCAGGGAGCCGGCTGGGTAGGGTCCGGCTCAGCGTCCTGCTCGAAGTCGAGATCGTGGGTGCGCACCCACTCGGCCAGGGCGACGTCGACCAGGCCGAGGCGGCGGCCGGCGATGTGCGCGATTTCGTACATGGCCGTCATCGACAGCTGTTCGTCGAGCACCTTGAGATTGCGGCCGCGGCCGGTGTGCTCCCACTGGTAGACATCGCGAGAGACAGCCTGGATCTCAAACCAGTCGGCCTCCTCGCTGCCGTCCGGCTTCACGGTGAACGTGAACATGTGTGTCCTTTCAGAGTTAGGCGCTGGCGCCGATGATCACGACGTCGTAGCTGACGGGTGTGCCGGCGCCGGAGTTGGCGACTCGCAGCATGTCGCCGGTTCCTGGCGTCACCGCGTAGGCGACCGCGTCCGGGGCGCCGAGCAGCACGAAACCGCCCGGGCGCACCACAACTCGATCGGTGGCCGAGCCAAGCCAGCTGGCGAACTGGGTGTTGGCGGCGGCACCGCCGATGATCACGTTGTTCGTGTTCGCCGCAGACGCCTTGACCAGCAGCCCCCGAACCCGGGCAAACGCGGTCACCGCCCCGAAGGCGTCAGTCAACGCGCCGACCAGGTCCAGGTCATCGGTGCCGGACGCGGCGATGGTGCGCCGGGCTGACCACATCCGATCGGCCTGCCCTGCACCAATGCCATCGGCCAGGTCGAGCGCGGCTGTTGCCGTGAGCTCCGCCCGGCCGGACGCCAGGGCCCCGGCGAGAGATTGAATGGCCTTGATGCTCGCGGTGATCTTGCTCGACAACGACACGGAGATCTCCTAGAAACGGGTCTTGTCGGGCTTGCCGACGAACTGCAGGGTGGCCTCGGTCATCTCCGTGGTGCGGGCCTCGCCGCCCACGTTCGGGGCCTTGACGATCACCGTTCCGGTCCACTGCACGTGCTCGGCCGGGATGTCCGGGTGGTGATCGATCGTCACGGTGACCTGCTCACGGTCGTGATCCCACAGCCAGTCCGAGACGCCCCCGGAGCGCCAGTCGGAGAAGAACGTCAACTCCAGCGCGTAATCGGGGTCGGTCTCCTCCCGGAACTCGCCCTCCGGGCACTGCGCGTACAACTTGTCGCCGTCTTCGGTGTTGTTGACGATCTGCCACGTCTGGACCTGACAGGCGAACGACTCCACCCCGAAGGCGAACCCGACCTGCTTGATCCGGCGGCTGTGCACCGACATGCGGTCATTCCTTCCCGAAGGCGCGGACGATGGCGTCGGCCGCGACGTTCCACTCGCGGTCGATACGGGCTTGCGCCGGCCCGTCGTCCACCGTCTTGAAGATCCAGTAGGAACCGGCGCCGAGGTGCGGTTTGAACTGCCGCAGCGCGTAGTCGCCGGACTGCGACGCCCCGAACTCCGAGCCGAACAGCAACTTGAAGGCCGGCTTTCGGCGGCTGCCGAGCCGGCGCGTGCCGCCGACCACGATCACCGGCACGCGGTCTCGGCGTGCCTTCACCGTCGCGGCCACCAGCTCGGCCTGCGCGCCCTCCGCACGCCCAGCCGCCGCGACGTCGACGGCCAGCGCCCCCGCAAGGCGCGTCGACGCGTCCCGTAGCCGGTCGCCGGCCTCCTTGGGCAGCGCCCGGAAACCGGCCAGGACCTCGCGCACACCGGCGATGCGGATGGTGACCGTCAGGGCTTCCTTGCGGCTCACAGCGCTATCTCCACGGTCAGCACGTACGCCGGCAACTCGTCGCGGCCGGCGGTGTATGAGCCCGGGTCAGCGCGCTCAACTACCGCGTCGACGCCGTCCGCCTGGTCGACCGCTTCGGCGACGCGCGGTGTCACGTCCAGCAGCCGCTGCAGGGACTGCTCGTCACGCGGCATGACCACGATCGCCAGCAGCCGCGCCGTGGTCGGCGTGGCGCAGCCGGTTGCCCAGACCAGTTCGGGCGGCATCAGCACGACGCCCGGCGGGTCGACCGGGTCTCCCGGTTCGTACAGGGCCAGGCCCTCCATTGCGCCCAGAGCCGCACGCAGTGCCTGGTATGCGTCTGCCGCGGCGCTCATCCGACCTGCGGTTTCTGGTGCCGGCCGATACGCAGCAACCGCTCGATGTCCGGATCGAATGACGGGACGCGCGACGAGCCCAGGTCGCCCGCGTCGATCAGCGCATCCGGCGAGCGGCGCCGCCACTGCCACCGCGCGGCCAGCATCAGCGTGCCCAGCACGGTGTCCGCGTCCGGATCCGGCAACGCCGGGTCGTCGCCGAAATTGAAGTCCCCGCGGCGTACCCGCTGCACGAACCCGACCGCGGCGTCCAGCCTCAGCTGCAGCGCGGCGGTGTCCGTCGTGTCGACGTTGAGCCGTTCCCCGGCCACCAGGCGGCCGCGGATGTCCGCCTGCAGCTGTTCCAATGTGGGCGGCCACGCCATCAGCGCATCCGCTCCTCGAGGACCCACCCGAAGTCGGTGAGCACGTGCCCGCCGGCGCGGGTGTAGTCCGTCGTCTGTGCTGCTGCCGAATCCGGCTCGCCGGCGGTGCCGGCGTCCGGCCGATCCGGATCGACCGGATCCGCCGGCTCGAGGGGATCCTGGTCGGCCGGGGCGGCGTCGCCGTCCGGCTGCTGAGGCACCTCAGCGTCGTCGACCTGCTCCGGGCCGGCCTGGCGGCCGGCGCCGTTCCTGCGGTTGCTCATGGCTCACGAACCCCGGGTGTGCCGGATCGCGGTGAGCCCGACCGGGCGCAGCAGCCGGGTCGCGAAGTAGCCGAACAGCGCCAGCTCGATGTTCGCCGGGCCGTTCTTCTCCTCGAACCGGAACGTGAGCAGCGGCGACTCCCACGCCCACAGATCCAGGTTGTTGTACGCCAGCACGTCGGCGTCACCGGCGGCGTTTCCGGTCATCGCCCAGGTCGGCTGACCCGGCAGGCCGTCGACGTCGTAAGCGCCCTGCATCGGGGTGGACGTGCCGATGGTGTTGGTCGGGCCGAGGCGCGGCAGCAGCGGCCGGCCGTCAGTGCCGGTCGCGGACGCGAACGCCGAGGTGGCTTCCTGCGACAGGTGCATCCGGTTCGGTGCCCCGAACCGGCGGAACGGGTAGAGCGCCATCGAACCGCGGATCCCGGCCAGCAGCTCGGCGCCGCCGAAGGTGCCGCCGGCGATGCTGCCGCCGGTCGTGACAGCGGCCTGCGCCCCGGAGGGCACGAACCCGGCGGTGATGGTGCCGCCCTGCCCGTTCGCGCCGTTGAGCTCGGCGTATGCCTTGGCCTCGGTGTTCTGGCTGTAGGCCTCACGCATCGCGGTGAACGCGATCTGGTCGATTGCCGGGTTGGCAGAGTCGATGATCTCCCGGGTCAGGACGAACTTGCCGGACACGCCGGACGGCGTGACGGTTACCGTGGCCACGGTGAGGGTGCCGTCGCTCGGGTTGGTGCCCTGCACATGATCCGCGGCGCCGCCGACCGCTGAGACGAACTTCGGGATGACGAACGGGGTGGCATCCGTCAGCGTGCCGCGGCTGAACGAGTCGACGAACGGCCGGCCCTGCAACAGCTGGGTGACGTACAGGTCCGGGCGGTAGCCCGGCGGGATGACCGCCGCGGCGGTGCCGGTCGTGACGGTGGCGAACTGCGCGGCGATGTGCGGGTTGCGCTCCACCATGCGGACCATGTCGGTCTGCTGCCGGCCGAACTTGGCCAGCCGCTCGCGGGCGTCGGCGTTGCCCTCGACCCGGGCGTGCCAGGCGTCGCGCACCAGCGACGGGCCGCCGCCGCCGGAGAACGTGTACACCGGCTCTTCGCGGGTCACCTGCACGCGCCCGGCCGGCACGGGAGCGCCCGGGCCGCCGTGCTGCGGCAGCTGCATCTTCTCGAACACTGCGGTGATCGCGGCGCTGAAAGCTTCGCCCTGCTTGGTGGCCAGCGCGTCGAACTGCTCGGCGGTGAACGTCACCACCGGCGCGGGCGGGTTGGTCCCGGCCGCCGCGGCGGCCACATCGGCGGTCGTAGGACTCGTCACAGAGGGTGCTCCGTTTCGGGATGCGGCGACGCGGGTTACCCGCGCGTCGTCGAAGGAAGGCATGGCGGTGAGTGCGACCGCCCGCAGGGTTGCTCGGTTCACGAGGCGCACCGACTCATCGGCCGGGTCCGGCTGCCAGCTGTCGCCGTCGCTGTCGAAGTCGATCTCGATCGAGAAGCCGTCGTAGATGCCGTCTTCGGCGAGGGCCAGAGCTCGGTCGCCCTCGGCACCCCGGGCGACCTTGAACGTGGTGTCCAGGCCTGCCGCGACGGACTGCAGCCGGCGGCCAACGCCGACCGTCTGGCCGTGATCGTGATCCATGTTCATCTTGACCCGGGCCTCGCTACTCCAGTGCAGCGATCCGGGCGGGAACTTCCACTTGCTGTACCCGGACCGGGCGACCTTGCCCCACGGCACGGCCAGCCCGGACACGGTGCGCTTTTCGGCGTCGACGCGGAATGTGGCGGCCAGCTCGGCGCCGTCGAAGCTCACCCGGGTGGCGGAATCACCGTCGGAGAACTGATACATGTCGCCGCGGCTGGCCTCCACGCCCGCCGGCTCGCCAGCGGGCGCCGATGCAGCCTCAACCGGCAGGGCCGGCGCCGCCGGCGAGACAGGCGCGGCCGTGGCCCGTGGTGCGCGGGTCAGCGGCGGCCGGCTCTCCCGCTCGCGGATCTCTTCGTCGGTGTACGCGCCCACCTCACGCCCAATCTTGTAGGTCTCCATCCGGGTCTTCTCGTCCCCGCGCAGGAACCCGGCGAAGTCGATGCGCGCGGTGTAGCCGCGCGGCAGGACATCGCGCATCGCCAGCCGGTCCTGCACCGCCGCCACGTACGGGCCGAGCGTGAAGTCAATGAGGTCCTGGCGGCGCTGCTCGCTGTTCGCGTACGTGCGAGAGGTGGTCGACACGCCCAGGTCCTCGGGGTCGACGCACGTGGCCCGGGCGATCTCCAGCACCGCGTGCTGGCGTTGGGCGGCCAGCTGCAGCTGCTCAGGGTTCCACTGCAGGGCTTTGGCCTCGATAGCGCCGTTGACGTAACCCCACGCGCGCTGAGACCGGGCCTCTTCCCATGAGTCCAGGATTTCGCCGATGTCGATCTTGCTGGCTGGGTCGGCGTTGGGGTCGCGCGGCGCGAAGTAGCCCAGCGGTAGCGGGTCCTTGGCGTACAGCGCCGCGGCCTGGTCGAGCAACAGGCACGTCCTGATGGCCCGGGCGGCGTGCTCCAGCAGCGGCGGGTTCGGCGAGTCGAACCGGATAACCTCGTGATCGAGCACCGGCACGCCGTCGAAATAGACTTGTCCGTCGACCGGGTACAGCTGGTCAGGGCTGATCAGCATCTCCGAGCGCTGACCGCCGCCGCTGTCGACGTGCACGGACGTGAACGGCATCTTGCGGGCCTTGGTCGGGTAGCCGTGCCAGCCCCACTCGATCACGTGCCACCAGGCCACGCCCTCGAACAGCAGATCCTCGACGGTCTGCGCCATCACGACCGACGTCGCGATGTCCGGGTCTGGCTGTGGCACCAGGTAGGACACGTCGGTGACGACCCGCCGGTCCGGGCCGTGCACGCGCACCGGCAGTGAGCCAAGGCTGCCGCAGATCAGGTTGCGGGCCCGCAGCACCGCCGGCACCTGCAGCGCCTCGCGCCGCGAAATCCGCGGCGCGATGCCCATCTGCACGGGTAGGCCGGTGATCTCCGGCGGCGCGTCCAGGCTGAACGAGACCGTGCGGCGCGAGCGGGCCGGCGCAGCCGGATCCGGTCGGCGCTTCCCGAACGGCCACCACCCCATGATCAACAGGCTAGCCGGTGCTGCCTAAGAATCGAAAGTCAGATGACGCCATGACTTTCGATTCTTCGGGACCGGTTCGGGTGCGCGGTACATTCCGGGGCGCGCGAGTCGCGCAGCGCCGCCGCGGCCGGGCGTCAGTCCCGGCTACGGCGTAGCCGGGATGGGAGCACCACCGCCGGTGCCGGCGCGGGTGGTGGTGTCTTCTCCGGCTCGACGGTGGTCGCGAAGATCGCGCCGGCGAGTGCTGGGCACGCGTCGATACGCCGCTTGTTCTTGCCCTTCTTCAGGGTCCATCCGCGGTCGCTGCTGTGTGTCGCGGCGCTGGTGATCTGGTCGGCGAAGTCCGGCGCGCCGTCCTGCACGATGCGCTGTTCCACGATGTGCCGATACAACGACGCGTACGCGATCACCATGTTGCGGCCCTGCTGTGGCATCCGGAAGATCGGTAGCGGCGCGATCGCGTTGTCTTCGTCGCCGCGTTCCAGGTCGACCAGCGTCGGCCACCACGCTTCATCCGCGGCGATCCACTTGACGTTGTGCGTGGCGCACACCGAGCGCAGATATTCGTCGCACTCGTCCTGAGGCACCAGCCCACCGTCGGGAAACCAGATCCGCGCGGCCGCCTGCAGCCGGCCGTCAGGCCGTCGTTGCACCACGACGATCGCGGCGCTGTCGCGACGTAGCGCCATGTCGGCGCCGAGCCAGGTCGGCAGGTCCGGATCGGTCATCAGCTCTCCACTGCAGGCGTCCCACGCGCCCGCCGGCAGCCACGACTCGTCGGAGTTGGTCCACCGATTCCAGTAGTAGCGCAGCGCCCGGAATAGGGGCATGCCCTTGAACTTGGCCACCAGGCCGGCCACGTTGGCGACGCCGCACGCGGCGAGCGGGTTGGCCTGGCGGATGCCTTCGGCGATGTCGGCGTCGCTGGTGGGGTCCAGGTCCAGATCGGCGGTGAGGTAGAAGAAGAGTTCGTGGTCGGCGAACTCGCCGCGCAGGCCGCGGGCGACCTGCCGGCCGAACATCGTGGCGAGGTCGAACCCGGCCGTGGACAGCATGACCACCAGGCCGTCCTGGCGCTTGGCCGTGCCGCCGGAGGCGACGTCGTACGCGGTGCCTTGGCGTTCCGAGGTCATCTCGTGGACCTCGTCGACCAGCAGCGTGGTGGCCTTGCTGCCGTCGGCCTTTTTCGGCGTTGCCGGGATCCGTCTCGCCTTGCCCCGGGTCCCCTTCAGCTCGATGACGCCCTTCATTGCTCGGGCGTGTGGTGCGAGGGGGCCTTCGTCGAAGGTCACCCGCATTTCGTCCAGGATCAGGTCGGCCTGCTCGTAGCTGCTGGCCATGTTGAGCACGTCCGGGCTGGCCCGGCGCACCGCGTGCGGGGTGCCGTCCGGACGCCACCCGAGCGAGCACCGCTCGCACGGCTTGCCCTTGACCTCACCCGAGCAGATCACCGACGGGCCTGCGAGGTCCACCGCGCCGATCCAGCCGCCCAGCGGCGACTTGCCGGAGCCCTTGCCCAGCGAGATCAACGCGAAGGTGAACCGGCGCCGGCCGGTGTCGCGGATCTCGGCGAGCTTCCACAGCAGCGCCCGCTGCCACGGCTGCAGCCGGACCGGGCGCCCGTACTGGTCGCCCTCACCCATCACGCAGTTGGTCTCGATCCACCGGCACCACTGCGGGCCCAGCGTCCGTTCCGGCGCGGGCATCGGCCCGTTGGACTCGGTCAGTGCCCGCAGAAACCGCGGCTCGACCTCGATCAGCCACGCCATCCGGGCGTCCGTGCGGGCGCGCCGCAGGCTCTCCTCATACGCGCCCGGATAGCGGACCACCGACTCAGCCATCGGCGTCGTTTACCGCGTCGTCCAGGCCCCCGCCAAGGCCGGCCTTCTTGCCCGCGGCCAGGGCCAGGCCCAGCGCGAGCCGCGACCGCGGCGACAGGCCAAGCTGCCCCTCCAGCAGCCGGGTCTCGCTGGCCACCCGCAACCGGTACGCCATGATCTTGTCGTCCAGCTCGGGCACCTGGTCGTCACCTTCGGACAGCCGGCCGGACGCTGACACCCCGGCCGGGCGGGTCAACGCGTCCAGATAGTTGTGCATCGACGCCGACACGACGTCGTCGAGCTGCTGGCCCAACTGGTAGAGGGAGAACAGGCGCATCACCGCGGGCAGGTCCGACACCGGGTCGAGCAGCTGCCCGACCGGTGAGGTCCACAGCCCGTCCCACGCCCGCGCGTACATCGCGGACAGCCCTGCCGGCGGCGCCGGGTAGGCCGGCGGGTCGTCGGCGTCGACCAGCTGGCCGGCGGCGTCGACCTCGATCACCGCGGGTAGATTGCGCCGCTGCCGGTCCTCGATGCGCTTCGGATTCGACACGGTCAGCCGATCCGCTCGAGCACGTGCACGCCACCGCTGTTCGGGTACGTCTCCCGGTCATGCCGCAGGTAGCGGTACGAGAGCCGGCCGAGGCCTTCGCCTGGGCTCCCGAAGCTCAGCAGGTCGCCGTCGAGCCGGGCAGCGCCCGCGCGCACCTCGACGACGGCGCCCTCCCCGGCGGCGATCTGCTGCCACAACTCGTCGTGCACCCAAATGACGTCATCCGCGTGGGTCACCACCGCCCGCCCGTCGACGTCCATCACCGTCGCATCGTGCATGCCGAACACCCTCTCTCCACTGTCGAGCCATAGGCCGGCCCGTCTTGCCAAAATCGGCCCTGAGCAGCCAAAACGCAGCCAACAAGGCCCCAGAAACCGGGACACCGTACACGAAAAAGTTTTGGAGGTACGCGGATCACCTCCGACCATTCCGAACCGGAAAAAACAGACATCAATCATTGTCGATTGCATGCGTGGTCTCGAAGGATCTGCGCAGCGCCGGCCGGGGCGCGGCCGGTGGCCACCCACTCGGCCAGCGTCCGGTCTGCCTTGCCCGTGTTGCACGCGCGGCAGGCCGGCAGGTACGGCGGCAGCCGCTCGTCGCGCCGCTCGTGCCGCCTGCTCAGCGGGTGCACGTGATCCACAGTGTCCGCACGCACCGCCACGCAGTAGGCGCAGGCCGGCCCGTCGGCCAGCATCGCCGCGAACAACGCCTGGGTCCGCCGGCGGGCCCGCCAGTCGGGACGCCGGCGCGCAGCGGCCTTGCGGCGCGGGTGCTGCGGGCACTGCCCGTCCGGGACCGGGTGCCGGCACGTCGGGCACGGGCGCAGAGGTACGGGCTGGTTCATGGTGGTTGCTCCTCGGAGGTGGGCGGCCGGGCGGGGACAGACCCGGGCGGCCAGACGTACTCAGGCAGCGGGGGCGAGGCGCGCGAGCGTCGGTGGTAGACGTCAGGCTCTGCGGCAGGGCGCGCGTGCTGCCGGTAGCGGGCCTGGCTGGGTGGATCAGGATCGCGACTCCCGACCCGACCCGGGCCGTCCCCCTTCCCGGACCGCGCGGTGGGCTGTTCGGGCTGGTGGTCGCCGCTGTGCGGATACACCGGTGGCGTGGTGTTGGCGTCCGGGTCGCTTTCACGATCACCGCCGGGATCAGTGATCGGATCACTGGCCGGATCAGCGCCGGTTTGCTGGTTCGTCGGTGATTCGTCGGTGATCGCTACGTGGTCCGCAGGATCGAACAGGGCTAGGCCGCGGGCGGTCCACGCGGCACGCTCGGCATCGTCCGGGGCCGGCAGGAGCACCATGTCGGCCTCGTCGGGCGTGCGGTGGCCCTTGTACTCATTGCACCGGGCGCACGCGACGACCAGGCCGGCGCCGTCCGGGCCGGCTGGGGCGTCCGGGTCGACGTGGTCGTACGTCAGGGCTTTGCG